CCAGCGCAACGAAGACAACCGCGCCATGACCCAGAAGCAGCGGGAGGCGATCTGAGCAACCATAGTCTAGAGTGCTCCCCCGCAATACACGAAGCCCCTAGGATTAAGTTTCTAGGGGCTTTTGCTATTATGGGGAGGAATAGTAGTCCGAAAGTCGTTTCGGACGTCGTTTCGAGGATGTAAATAGGACGTTTATCGCGTCCGTGTCGCGTCGAAACTTAATGTCAATATACCCCTATACCGACTGTTTTTAACGCGGCTGCGGCCTCCTGTTATTGGGTTATAAAGGCCCAACGGACGTGGCAGACAAGGTGGCAGACCCAACAGAAAAGTTTGTAAACGCGCTACCATTACCCACTTGCATAACCAGTGGATGCCCCACGCGCCCTGCGCCAATGGTTACAGGAATCCCAAACCCGACAGACGTACCGCCAGTGTACTGCGCAGCATAGACTGTTGTACTAGCTACGACGGACAAGTCAACCGCATCAATCACCCGGACACCAAATGCGCGGTTGGCAGTATTATCTGCGGTATATGTCACCAGCAAGTTTACAGTCAGATCATAGTTGCCCGCTTTGGACAACGTTATCGTCCCAGCGGTTACATCGTTTGTGATACCTACCGGGGTAAGGTACGCATTTGCATCGTAGTCAATTACATTGATAAACGGCGCTCCTAGCGTAGTTGTAGGACTTGCAGACGTTTTGCGGACGCCGCCCAATTGTTGCACACCGCTCCCACCTGCTGGGGTAGCCCATGTACCATCGTTACGAAGAAACGTGTTAGTGGCACCGGCAGGGGCTGGGATTGAGTACGCACCCCATGCGAAGTTCTTAACAGGCGCAAGTTCAATAGTTTGCGTTGGTTCTTCAGTCGCGCTCTCGTACATATTACCAAGCGCGGGGATTTTCACGCCGGTTGTGTCCCCATCTGCAATAATGTACTTGCGCGCAGCATTGGGTACGTAGCTACCATCTTGCGAAAAACCACAACCAATGACATTGGTTGTGACGCGGGCAGTCGATAGGCTGTTGTAGACGTTAATGCAGTTCGTCGTGTAGAATGCGCTGTCGAGCCGCATAAACATACAGCCAAGTATGGTGTTCGTGGCAACCTCAGTCACCCCAGACGGGTCGAGCAGCAGAATGTCAGCGGCACCACGGTTGTGCTCGAAGTAGCAGCCCGTAACATTCATACCCACGGTATAGACACTGCCCCCCTCATAGCCAATAGCTCCAGATGCGTAACCCATACGCCCACATGCTTGGAATGTACTGTTCATGACATTAATGGGGCTACCGTCTTTAGTATACACACCCCAAGATGCACACGCTGCAAAGACACTCTTGTCAACAGTAAGGATGTTTGACTGCGTAAATGCACCAGGGGTGGACTCGATGCCGATGAAACAGTCTTGCGCGTTAATGGTCCTGTAAGAGGCATTGAGTGTATCAATGGCCTTCACAGAGTTATAGTACCCACGCATGCTAATGCCGCGGATTTGGCCAAGCATCACGACCAAGTTCAAGTACACACCATTACCAGTACCAAGCGTGTAGACCCCAGTGCCTGGGTTCACAGTCGTGGCATTCACCATCTTAATGAGGGAGAAGTTGCCAATATCAAGCGTGAAGTATCGAGTATCAACTCCACCGCTACCCCACGCCGAAAAGTCAATAGACACCGCACCGCCAGTAGGGTCCCCGGGGCGGTAGTCTAGGATGTTGGACACGTTAATACCAGAACCCACAAGCGTGGTCTTGTGAACTTTCCCGCCCACCGTAGGCCACGAGATAAGCAGGTTCGACGTGATCTTGTAGTCACCGGGGGGGAGCCACACTTGGCCGCCGGTTGTGCTTTGCAGCGAGTCGATCGCCGCTTGTATTGCAGCGGTGTCATCGGCTACGCCATCGCCCACAGCACCGAAGTCTTTAACGCTGGTAAGGTCTAGACCCTTATTTGCTTCTAGCGCTACTTCTTGGATAGCGGCTTGCACATTAGTAGCGGACACAGTGCCGCTTGGGATGAACGTCACAGCGCTTGCCGAAGTAGCCGCAGTGGCTGCAAGCGTCCGGTACCAACCAGATGGGTCAGTACTGGCAGAGTCTACCCACGTAATGGAGTCGCCAACCGCCACAACTGTAGTGCTACCGACTAGCGTGGTTGGATTGTACACGTAGATACTACCCGACACACTAATCTCATACGTATCCCCTGGTTCAAACGTGAACGTGGGATAGACTGCTTGTGGCAACTCCCCCGCTGCAGCGGAGAAATAACCAAGGAACCGTTGTCCCGACCCTGTAGGCACAACTGCACTAGAGCTATCTTGGATAGCCTTGATGTAGTAGTCCATTGCCATATGCTGTGGGGCATTCTCAACGCCGGTCGTTGCATTCACAGTTATGCCAGAGGCACTAGCATTGGTGTTGGGCGCTTGCCAGTCTGTCAGCCCGGATACACTTGGGTTGCTATTAACAGTCAGGCCCGTAGCACTTTGCGTCACGGCCTGCTGCGCGGAAGAACCTACTGAAAAAGAACCAGCGCCTGGGGAAGTGCCGTTCATTGCAGTAAATTCAAACTGGTGCGTATGGCCTGGGTCCGTAACAGTATGCGCATGCGGGTCCGTAGACAGCGCATGACGATGCCCCACAGTAGAATGCGCATGCATCGGATCAGTTACACTGTGGGTATGTCCGCCCAGCACCCAGGGATAATGCTGACCAAGCGTATGTCCGGCAGTAAACCCGCGAATAAACTCAGCCCGCAAGTCTGGTACTGCAAAAGTTAGCACGCCGTCACCAGCACCGTAGATAGTGCCAATGATTGCAAATAGATCAGCGTAGGCAGTACGGCTTACCAGTTGCCCGTTACATTTTAGCCAGCCGTTCGGCCCGGTTGCTGCGGCGTAAGGTACAATGGCACCGATTGGCATGCCAGACGAGTACGCCACAAACTGGTCAACATATTCCTTAGTAGCAGCTTGGCGGGCTTGCGTAATAGGCGCCGCAGACAAAGTCAATGGACCAAGCATGGGCGCTGTGCCATTGCGGGGGAGAGAAGCCGTCAGCGCTTCCCCGATGTCGTCCATCGTAGTATTGGCCCAAGTGGACTCAATAATGGTGCCGGGAACAACGGGGTTACCATCAGGCAACGTATAAATACCAGAACTATTGCGCGGCATGATTAATCCCCTTTAGCATTGAAATGAGCGCGGATGGGTTGACTTGTAGTAAACTGTACAAGTTGTTCGAATTCTTCAGGCGTCATGGCTTTCCACCCCAATTTATTGCGCAGGGCATTTACCATAGGTGTAGCGCCTCGGGTGAGCCCGGCCATGCCAGGCTTGGTGTACAGCGATGCGGCGCCAGCCGCTGCGAGCGCTGCTGGCACGATGCCCCCAGCTGCCATACCTGCAGCACCAGCGCCTAACGTGGGAGCAGAAACCAGGTTGCTGATAGCCGTACGACCCGCAGTGCCGGAGTCTGGCGTTATTGTGGGGAGCACGCTAGCAGCAGCTTGTCGGAACTTATCAGCTCCCCCCGCCTTAACTGTAGCTTTGTTCAAAGCCTTGGCTGTGAACTCCCCAGTACCCTCGTCTGCAGCATCTAGGATTGATTGCAGCATAGCACGCGACTTGTCTGCATCCTTCAAGGCTTGGCGTGCCTCGGGCGTGGTACCAACCATCCGTGCACGGAGTTGGTTACGGATTTCCGAGAAAGCCGCAGACATGTCTTGGTCATACACAGACTGTTTCTTGCCGTACTTGCGAATAAACTGACCAAGCTCTTGATCTAGTTTCTTTGCAGTTTCGCCAGTAAGATCAGCGCCTTGCGCTGCAAGTTCTTGGATCCTACGCCCATCAAACACCAAAATAGCTTCCTCTTGGGCAGTGCTGAACATAGGATTAGTCTGCTTGATATTGACAAGCGCATCGTTCACCAGGTTGTGCAAGTCGCTAACCGGCACATGGATATCTGGTAGCACGTTATTGTAGTGCTGACTGATTTTGTCCCGTGCAGCTTCAATAGCATCGTGCCCTACGCCCTCAACTTTAGCACCAATCGGGGCCAGTGCTTTGTTGATTTCGCCTGTACTGAACGCGTTGGCAGCATTGCGAGCTTTAGCCCGGATAACATCACCCAAAAGCGGGATAGAGCCAACCTGGTCTTCAGTTGTCCGGATGCCGCGCGCTACCACGCCAGCATTAGGGCCGGAGACTGCCTGGCCTGGTGTCAACGGGATGCCAGCGTCAATAAGCTTCTTGGCTTCAGGTGAGACCATAGTACGTAGTGGTCCGCCCAAAACTCTTGCGGCGCCCATGCCTAGACCTGCAGCACCTGCGCCCGCCACTGCAGCTTCACCACGACCTTCGGATGTAGGCGTCAATGCCGCGTTAAGACCCCCTTGGCCTGCAAGATTAGCTGCAACACCACGGGCCATAGTCAGTGGTACTGCAGCCTTAGAAATCATGCCACTAGGCAATAACTGCATGCCTACGTCCGCCCCCATTTGACCAATAGTTGATGCAGGGCCCGTATCTGCGACGAATTTCTTACCAGCATCAAGCTGTTCTTGGCTTGGGCTAAGTCCCTTTTTCACTAGGAACTCTTCGACAGGGCGGGGGAGCATGCCGGTAAGACCTGCCGAGGCACGTTGCCCCGCGTACAAAGCGCCACCACCTGCCTCTTTAAGATACCTTTTCAAACGGTCGCCCATTGGCTCGTCTTCAGCTGGAGTTTGTGGGGACTCTACGGCCGACGGTGCAGATTTTTGTGGTGGTGCGCTCGCGAGCTGTTGTTGTAGCTGCGCCAGTGCTTCTTCACCGGTACCTTCGCCGGTAACATTGTAGACTTTGCCATCAGGGGCAGTGAGACGGTATGTAGGCATTATTTCACCGCTTCAATCTTCCAACCACCTTGGGCACTGCCCGTATTGCGCTTGGATACAACTGGTTCAATTATGCCGCCACGTTTGCGCACAGTCTCAACTGCTTCAGGCAGATACCCTGAGGTCATAGTGGTGGTGGTTGCATTGATTTTGTCCATCAATGTGGGCCAGATAGCCCTGAATTCCTTTTCGGAGAAGTTACCATTTGCAAGCAGTTCGAGGTTCGCATTCTCGGTTTCTGAGAGTGTCTGCGACAAACCGGCTTGGTTGCGAAGCATTGCGTTGGCAAAGCCTTTAACTTTGGCGCGGTTCACCACCCCTTCTTTTGGCAACAAAACGCCGGGCAGCTTGGCTTCGTAGCCGATGCCAGGAATAGGTTTCTTGTCGTATGCATCAAGTATCTCTTGAACCGCACGTGCAGTTTGAATCATGGGCGCTACAGTCTTAGCTTGCTTGCTAAGATCAGTAACTTGCTTGTCAAGCTTATCCGCGTTACGCTCGGCAGCACGCTCCTGGCGCGCTGCATTAGCATCGCCATGCGATCCAGCACGCGCCGCAGCCATGATGTTAGCCACATCCACCTTGGTTTGAAGCGCCAGCAGCTTAAGCGCCTTCTCAGATTCAAGCTGTTGCTTCTTGAACTCAAGTTGCTGGGCTTGGGTGTACTTAGCATCCTCGCTTCTTTGTCGTGCCAATTCGGCTTGTTGCGCCAATTGTGTAACAAGTTGATCCCGCCGTGCTTGCTGCGTGTCTTCACGCGTGGTTTCTTCCGCCACACCTTTGTTCCACATTTCAGCTTCTTTGGCAATCAGAGGATTAGCCATGCCGGCCATCGCGGCCTTCAGCCTGTCACCCACCGGCACCGGCTTAAATGGTGTCCCAGGTGTTCCAGCTTGGCCTTCTGGACTTTCCATGACGTAGTTAGGCGCCATGCCCGGTGTAGCGGGGGTGGACTGCGGGAGGGAAGCACGCCAGCGCTGTGCAGCCTCTTGCTGCTGCTGAAGTAGCTGCGCTTCCTGTTGCTGTGCCTTTGTATCAGCAGTATTTGCCAAGTACCCAGCAAGCCCAGCTTGAAGACCCGCAGATGCGCTAGGCGCAATCCAGCGACCACCAACCATAGTACCTTGCGTGGGTATTTGCGCCTGTATAGTATCAGCTTGCTTACGTAAGTACTCAGCAAGTTTCTGCTGGCGTGACAGCCCTGCAGACTGCAATGCAAAATCTACGTTAGGATCAAAAAGTTCAGCCATTACCGGCCCCCAATCTGCCCACCGAGGCTACCACCAAGCTGTGCGCCAAGCATTGGATTGCCTAAGAATGTACCTAGAATACCGCCGCCTATCGTACCAATAGTTGCGCCAAGACCTGAACCTGCTGCTTTTTTAGCATTAGCTGCATCCAGCGCTGCTTGGTACTGCTGCTGGCCTGCTTGTGTGTAGTCGGCACCAGGCATGAAACTAGGCATGTTCAAGTTTCCTGAGACTAGCCCACCATACTGCTTGAGTTCATCCATGGGCATCTGGCGCAAGGCAATCGCTTCGTTCATTTGCTGATTGCGAGAGGAATTCGCCTGCGTATTGCCCGCAAGACCACGATTGAAGATGTCGCCATAGGCACTAGTTGCTTTGTCCGTTGCTTCCCAGCCGCGCCGTGCTTTAGCATCTTCAAGCATACGCATGGCGTTCATCCACGCAGGGCTATTCATTGGAATGCCCCGTTGTTTGAGTTGTGACTCCATGCGAGACTGCTCTTGCTGCATCTGCGGTTGCATCAAGTTCAAGTAGTCGTCCTTGACTTGCTGCACTGCACCGAAACCAGGGTCTAGCTGGTTTGGATTCATCTGCTGCATGCCGCTGGTGTCAATAGGGGCGGCCATGCTGTTCTGCGCTTGACCCAGCAGCCCGCTGTAGATGCCACGCTGCTGGTCAAGACGAGCTTGATCTGCAGGGTTCAAGGTCTGCGTTTGAACAGGATTACCCGCAGCATCTTTTGTCCAAGTGCTGGTACCAAGCGCAGTGCTCTGCGTTGGATGATTCTGCTGCGCAGTCTTTTCAGCCAATGCCGTGTAATCAGGCGCGGCAGGCGTTGCGGCTTTCTTTCCCATAGCGGGCTCCTTGAACGAGATACTTGCAATCTTTCTTCCGCATTGCTAGCAAGACTAGGCCCCCTTGTGGGTGCGCATCTTGCATAACATGCTCAACCTTAAACCCAATATGCTTACCAAGCCGCAAAGACTTAGTATTTACTTCAGGCACCAACCCATAAATTACATTGACACCAGCTACATTGAAGGCGTAGTCGAACGTAGCCCATAGCAGGTCTCTTGTCAACCAATTGCCATAGCCTGCCACATGCATCTGTACGCTAGCTTCATCCCAATCATCCAGTCCAACAACACCAATTAGTGCCGCCCCACTGCGGTTACCAATGCAGCGCATATTGGGGGAGCACGACCGTTCCAGGCGCGTACACAACCAATCCTGCAGCCGTTGTTGATGATCTGTGACTATCACAGCAGTCCGCCCACTTTGTAACTATAGTCTGTTGAAACCCAAAGAATCTTTGACTTACTTACCATTGACATTCGTAGCGATGCGGCAACACCAAGCCCCTGTGCCTGAATCCAACGCCTGTCTGGCACAACGCCACTAGACCAAAGCGCACCGTCCCACAGTGCTGAGGCATTGTCCCAAAGATCAAAGTTTGGTTGCCCGAATCCTGCGCTAGGTATCCGAAGCCTACGCACTATGAAGTCGTACTCAACAACTGCGCCAAAGTTTATTTGTTCAACAACTAAGAACCCAGGTCGGTACATACCAACTTGCTTCTGCACAGCGGGGGAGCCGAGATAACTATATGCCTGCTGCACTTGGGTCTGCACCTCTTTGCCATTAAGGTCGTCGAGGTCTACTTCATCGCGCCAGCCAGTCCAGGCTTTGTACACACGTCCATCCGCTGTGCCAAAGTACGGTGCGTTTTCAAATGTGGCCCAGTGCGTAGCAGGAATACCTGTAAATGCAGTCCATGGCACCGTGTTTACCACGAGATTAGCAGCAAGTTGACGCTGCGCAAGACTACCGTAGCCAGAAGTGATATCATTCAGCACGACCGTGCTAGCCGTGGTCTTTGGCGGCATGTTCACCAAAAATAAATTTGACGTTGGGTGGTAGAACACCTGCCATGCAAACAGTCCAGGCTCAAACGTTACCGCTTCTGCAATTATGGGCTGAACTTTGTCAGAGTTAACAGCGTTTACCGCGCTATTAACTTTGGTAGAAACAAGCAATCCGGCCATGGACACCAGGCCACGCTGTGTAAGCAGAATGAGGTCCCCACCTACTTTGACAAATCCCTTATTCGGGGTGCCAACAGGTTGACCAACGGTGTACACACCAACAAGTGCCCACGTAGCAATGTCAGTTGGGTCTGTACCACCATAAACCACAGCCTGGCCTTCGGTAGATACAACTACCAGATGATCTTCCGCGCCGTTACCATCATCAATGGTCCATGTGGTCATGAACCAGATGCCACCGCCTAGCGTGAACTGCGGGCCGAAATCAAATGGCTCCCATTGCCCGTACACGGCATCGACGGGCAGATACCAACCTACCGAAGACTTACTGTCAGTGGCCCACATCCGCCCCTGATGTGCAGTCATCTGGTTTGTGTTGTCGCCGGGGCCGTCATACCAGGTGTAGTCCACAGGTGGTTCCGGCGCAGGGCCTGCTGCAACAAGAATTTTATGGAAACCAGTGGCATCGTACACTGCAGCTGGCGTGTTTTCACCGCAGGCAAAGAATAGATGCGCACCGGCATCATTAACTATTTGCAGCGTGCATGGCTCTGCATCACCAATGCCATGGTATGCAGCAGTGGGTGGCGGATCAAGCGGATCAGCTCGCGTAGTAATGTCGAAAATGGCCCCATCGTGACCACCTGGATTGTCTATCGACCCTACAGTAAAGAGCTTTGTTTCGCCTGATGGGCTACTCCAAGTGGCAAGCATGCCCGAACCATTTGGAATATCTTTTGCCCACGCAATACTACCAGGCCTAACCGAAAGTCCATAGGGCTCGGGCCACCAGTTGTTGAGTACAATAGCATCTGTTTCCGGCATGTTTGCCAAAGCGTCACGCGCGTTTAGTCCCCCCGTAGGTGCCGGGACAGTAGCAACTTTATTTACTGCTGCACGAGGGGGCGCGACGAATGGCATTATGGTTGCCCCACATTCCAGGAACCATCAGGAACAGACCAGGGACCAAGATACTGGCTCAACGGTCTTGGCGAAAGGTTGAGAATCGGTGCGCCAGTATCTTTACCGGTCAACGAGTTGAAAATACGCATGAACTCGGCTTGGACATTGGTCGTGTCGAAGCCCTTGAGTTCATAGAACTTCATCTTGATGAACTTGGAAATAAGCCATGGATCGTACTGCACAACGTCTGCATCCTTTGTGACCATATCCACAGTGACATCATTAGTACCGATGACCCAGTTACGAGTCATGTACTCTTGGGCAATCGTGTATTGACTTGGCGATGAATCCGTAGACGGTACCGGCCACAATTTGAACAGGTTGTCAACAATGCGATAGCGCAGACGGGGAGCTGTGGCTAGCAACCCGCCCTTAAGCCAGGCCCATTCTTGCGCAGACTTCGGTCCAAGCAGCGGCCAGTGGTCTGTGCGGTCCCATTGAGTTTGGTCAATGGCGTAGTTCCAGTCAGGCGGCAGCTGGTACTCGCCCTTGTCGATTACAGTGTCGAAGACCCATTCTTTATGGAACTGCTCCCAGGGGTAATAAAGCATCAACTCATTACCCGCAGAATTGAGCAGCGACAGAAGCTGGATGGTCTGCACATCCGTCGCCCCAGCAAGCGTGGGTGACGTATTCAAACCAAGTTCACCGGCTACTTGGTTTAGTATCTGCAGACCAGTCCAGTATCTTGACATGGTAACTCCTTAAGCCTTCGTAGGCACTTTCTTGTGCGCAGCAGCCAACTGGGCCACGGCGGCTTCGAGTTCTGCAATCTTGGCATCACGGCTCTCAAGCTCAGACTGCAACTTCAGAAGGGGAGCATTGCCAGCAGCAGCTTCAAGGAACGCTGCGGCGCGCTGCTTAAGACCTTGGAAGCCCATGAAGACATGCGCGCTAGAATCTGGCAAGTTTGCCAGCTGCTCCACAGTATGGACGTTCATAGCGCGCAGGTCCGCAACTTGAGCGAGCGACAGCCACGTAACTTCCGAAAGTGGCGTACCGCTACCAATTTGGTCAGCTTTAGCTTTGTACTGGGCCCATTGTTTAGGAAACCGAGACTGATAGCCGTAGTCAGCTTTAGCAACTACAGAATCGCGCTGCCCTGGGATGATGATCTTCACAAGATCGACTTCATCATGCACTGGGCGACCAGCTTCAAGGCTTTTCGCCTCATTAAGCTCAGTAGCTTTATAAAAGACAACAAACAACTTGCTGTCGCCCTCATGCTCACGCGATTGCTCGAAATCCATTGCGTTGTGTTCAAAGGTGGGGGTCATGGTGCTTCTTTCAAGGTTAGCAACTTACGCTGCGGTGGGGGGTTATTTCGGTTGTGGGCGCAGACCTACTAGCGCCGCCCATTTGCCATCTGGGCACACATCGGGGCCAGCGGGCGTATAAGTACCCATGAGGTACTTCTCGCAGAAAGGCTTCTGCGTACCGGTGAGCGCAGTCCCGGTATCGAGAATAGCCCCGGCAAACAGCACGACGATAATGCTTACAATGGTTTCCATCATGGTTCCTTCTTGGTGGGTTGCGGAATCGCCTTCAGTTGCTCGGGTGTGTTTGCGTCGAGGTCACGGCTGGCTCCAGTGCGGGGAACCCGTCGGGTGGCAGCTTTGGAGGAAGTCCCACCTTGTCACTGGTGACGAAGGTGCTGAACAGGCCCACAAGCACAGCGATGCCAGTGGCAAGAGTAGCCGCGTCAGTCTCAGTGATGGGAAGGTCATAACCAAACCCCTTCGCAACACGGCACCCGGTCAGGATCAGGGCGGTGAGCGCCAGGACCAGGGCACTGCGGTTCTTCCACAGGGCAGGCTCACTGACAGCCGCGCCCTTGCGGAACAGGTCGAAAAAGTCAAGGATTTTCGA